GGGCATACCGTGACGGTAGCGGAGGCAATCCTGCGCCAGTGGGCGACCAGCAAGAACCCGCAGCTACAACGGGCATTCATTGAGGTTGCATTTGGCAAGGTGCCAGATAAAGTTGAACTTGCCAATTCGCCAGATAGCACTTTCCGGGTTACATGGGATGATGTGGAAAATGGAAATTAGAGCAGCCCCCCACCCGGGGCAGGTCGAGGTACACAACAGCCCGGCACGGTTCAAAGTGCTGGCGGCTGGCAGGCGGTGGGGAAAGACCCGGCTGGGCGTGAATGAATGCCTTGACGTAGCGAGCACAGGCGGGCGGGCGTGGTGGGTATCGCCCAACTACAAAATGTCAGAGGTGGGCTGGCGTCCCCTGCGCCAACTATCCCGCCGAGTACCAGGAGCGACCATCAAACTGGCGGATAGAGTGGTAGAGTTTTCCGGCGGTGGGTTTGTGGCGGTACGATCTGCTGACAATCCCGACAGCCTGCGCGGTGAGGGATTGAACTTTGTCGTCATGGATGAGGCGGCATTTATGAGCCGTGAAGCCTGGACGGAGGCAATCCGCCCGGCACTATCTGACAGACAGGGCAGGTCTTTGTTCATCTCCACCCCGAAGGGGCGCAACTGGTTTTGGGAAATCTACCAGCGCGGCGTCAATGGCGAGGATGGCTGGCAATCCTGGACGTTCCCTACTGCCGATAACCCATACATTGACCCGGCGGAAGTGGAGGCGGCGCGGCGAGAGTTGCCGGACATCATATTCAGGCAGGAATACCTTGCCGAGTTTGTAGACGACCAGGGCGGCGTCTTTCGGCGCGTCCAGGAGGCTGCCCGCTTGCAACCGATAGACCGGGCAATCGAGGGGCGTCAATACGTTGCAGCAGTAGACCCTGCGAGTGCAACGGACTACACCGCCGTATGCGTCCTGGATGTGGAGAGCAAGCAGCAGGTCTACCTGGACAGGTTCAACCGGGTAGACTACCCGGCATTGGAAGACCGCCTTGCAGCAGTCTATACCCGCTTCCGGATTGACCGGATGCGCATCGAGGGGAACTCCATCGGTGCGCCGGTGTTCGACCACCTCGCGGCGCGTGGCTTGCGCGTGGAGGCATTTACCACGACCAATGCCACAAAAGCTACCATCATTCAGCAGTTGATGGCTGCTTTCGAACATGAGCAAATTGCTGTGCTTGACGACCCGGTGCAGACCGGGGAATTGTTGAGCTACGAAAGCAGAAAGACCGCATCCGGGGCTATCACTTACAATGCCCCGGCGGGGATGCACGATGATACCGTTATGGCGTTAGCTATGGCGTGGGATATGGTGGCGGGCAATCCGCCAATCACTGTGATTGATGACCCTTTTGCAGGATGGTGAAAGATGAGTATATTTGACACTTGGATCGAAAAGTTAAGCTACCAGTTATCGGAACGGATTGCCGGCAGGCTGGCGGATGTTCGCACTACGGTCAATTATCGCTATGGCAATCAGCGGCAGCAGTTGAAGACAAAGCCAGGGCAGCCGGATGATAACATGACCGTGAACTTCACCGGGCTGATTGTGGATCGCGGCATCAGTGCGGTGATTGGTGACGGGATTAAATTTGACCTGCCCGGAGAAGGCGACACGCCGGAAGATGCCTACATCGAGGCGGTCTGGAAAGCCAACCGGAAAGAACGGCTGATATTGTCCGCACTCATGGCGGCTGCCGATGGAGGCACCGGGTACATCCGCATTATCCCGGACGGTATCGTTGGCGAGGACGGCAACACCTACCCCCGCCTGGTGGTACTCAACCCTGGATTTATTGTCATGGACGCCCTGCCGGAAGACAAAGACATGGTATGGCGGTATCTCATCGAGTACCAGGTGGAAGGGCTGGACAACAAGACCCTGACCCGCCGTGAGACGATCCAGATCACCGAAAACGGCTGGGAAATCGTGTCGGAAGAAATGCACGGCTACGGCGGGCGGTGGATTGAAGTTGCCCGCGATGTGTGGGGCTACGACTTCCCGCCGATTGTCCACTGGCAAAACTTGCCGAACCCCTATGATGCCGCAGGCGAACCCGACCTGACGGATGATGTGATTGCCGTCCAGGACAGGATGAACTACCTCGCCAGCAACCTGAATAAAATCATCCGCTATTATGGACACCCGATGCGCTACGGCGTGGGGCTGGGGGCAACGGATAAACTGCGTGTCGGACCTGACGAAATGGTATCCGTTTCCAAAGACGGGGACATCCGCCAGTTGGAACAGCTGGGCGACCTTGCCGGATCCATGCAATTCCTGATATTTGTGCGCCAGGCATTGTTTGACATCACCCGCACGGTGGACATTGACAGCCTCCAGGACAAAATCGGCGCACTCACTAACTTTGGCTTGCGCATCCTGTACTCGGACTTCATCGCCAAAACGAACACCAAGCGGCTGTTATTTGGTGAAGCCCTGCGGGAAATCAACCGCCGGGTGTTGACCATGAACGGCATGAACCCCGACCCTGGGGACGTGGTATGGTCCGACATCCTCCCCACCAACGTGCAAGAGGAGATCAATGTCCTGACTTCCGACCTGGGGAATGGGCTTGTCAGCAAGCAGACCGCCAGTAAGCGGCGGGGCTACGATTGGGAAAGCGAACAGGAACGGATGCAGGAGGAAGCCGCCGCCGGTGACAACGTGGGTGCGGCTGTTCTGCGGCTGTTCAACCAGGGAGGACAGTAAATGCCATATCTCCCGGACGTGCTGTCAGCCGCCGCCCAATACCAGGCAGCCCTGGAACGGCAGGACGCCGCAGCACTCGCACGGCTGGCGCGGGCATACCATGACGCATACAAGCGCATAGAAGGCAAACTCAACGCCCTGCTGCTGGAAACCGCCGGGCGTGACCTGACAATGGGGGAAGTCACCCGGCTGGGGCAATACCGTTCCATGCTATCGCAGATCGGCGTGGAACTGCGCGACATGGAAGCCCTGACTAGGGACATCACCCGGCAGCTTGCAGACCTGGGCATTGACACCGGGCGCAGGAACGCCGGGAATTACATCAGCATCCTGGCATCCGGGGAAACGAAGATAAGTGCGGACTTCATGCGCCTGCCAAGCGGGGCAATTAAAACCATGCTGGGCTTCCTGTCGGACGACAGCCCGCTATACAAGGGAATTGCCGGCATCTCCGAACACGCCCCGGAGATTGCCAGCGCGCTGGTACAGGGCATCGCCCAGGGGCGCAACCCAACGCAGATCGCCGGCATCCTCACCCGCACCTGGGGCATGCAATTGACAAGCAGCATGAAAACGGCAAGAACCGCCATGCTGTGGGCGCACCGGGAGGCAAGCCGGGCAACGTATGCAGCTAACGGAGACGTGGTAAAAGGCTGGATATGGTACGCCGAACTGGACAGCGACACCTGCCTGTCCTGCGTATCCATGCACGGCACAGAACACCCGCTTGACGAACCGTTGGACGACCACTGGAATGGACGGTGTGTGGCTTTACCGCTAACCATGTTTGGCAACCCGGTGGAGAAAAACGGTGAAACCTGGTTCCGGGAACAGTCCGAACAACGGCAGCGGGAGATGATGGGCGGGAAACGCCACGCTGCCTGGGTGGAAGGTAAATTCGAGTTTGGGGCATTATCGAGGCAAACAGATGACGCCGTATTCGGACACATGCGCACCGAGACGCCCCTGAAAGACCTGGTGCGGGATGAGTGAGGAGGAACGCCTGTTCTGGATGGCGATCCGGGCGGCATTACTGGCAATCGTGGCGGCGATAGAACGCCGCTGCGGGATAAACAAACAAGAAAAGTAAAACTAACGTTTGCGTAAGGAGGAGAATTATGACACAGAGAAAGAATTTCATACACTTCAGGATAACAGAGGACGAAAAGCGGCTGCTTCGAGTCATGATGCAGCGCGAACAGCGGACCCAAAGCGGGCTTTTGCGTGAGCTGATCCGGGAAGCTGCAGAAAAGCGGGGACTGTTACCAGTCGGGCTAATTTCTCTCCAGGAAGTGATTGACAAAGGGGGCGAAGATGGCAACCAATAACCCGCTTATCCTCATCTTTGACGCGCTGGCAAACATTGGCGCAGTTGTCCTGCAGGCGGAACTATACGAACAAACCGAATCCCGGCTTAAGGAACTCGAAGCCCGGCGCGCTAAATATGAATCCCTTCTTGGGCATGAATCCGACATGCTGGACGAGGGGTCCGATGAACCCGATTAAAACCGCCTTGCACCTGGCAGCCCGGGGATGGAAAGTCTTTCCATGCTTCCCGGATAAAAAGCCGATGATCAAGGGCGGATACAAAGCGGGGACAGATGACATCCCCCAGGTCCGGGCGATGTTTGCAAACAAGCCGGACGCATTGATCGGAATTGCAATGTCCCTTTCCGGCTTGTTTGCGGTGGATGTGGATGACATGCAATCCTGGCGGGATCTAAAATCAATCCACAGTCCCACAAGCCCGGTGACCGTTGGACCCATGCAGAACACACCACGCGGGGGGATTCATATGATCTTCAAGTATCCGGCGGGGATTCATGTCCCAAATACCGCCGGGGCATTGATCAAAGGGATTGACCTTCGAAGTGAGGGCTATATATGCACCGGGGACAAGTACCGATGGCTGGACGGTCACGGACCCGACACGCCGGTCACAAGCGCGCCGGGATGGTTATTGTCCTTGATTGCGGGATTAAGCAAGCCCAGGGCGAAGGGGGATAATTCCAAACCAGTCGCAATCCCGGGGGATCAGGTCGCTTGTTACTGGCTGGAGCGGTATTTACCGATGGCAGGTCCTGGCAGCCGGAATGAAATCGGCAAGCGGCTTGCGCTTCAATTGCGCGATTCCAGGATACCGCAGGCGGAAGCGGAATCTCTTCCCTACCCGGAGAAATGCCCGGCGGGTGATCATCCCTACACCCGGCAGGAATGGATTGCCACAGTGAGAAGCATATACAATCACCCGGCGCGGGAGCCTGCCACTCTACCGAAGGCATTAAGGCGGACACCATGACAGATTATGACCCAAACCTTGACCTATTTCTCCCACCGGTGACCGAAGCGGGCGAACCCGTCCCAAAGCCCAGGTACACGGTCCGAAATGCAGCCTTCGCGCTGCAGCCACTTCCGCCGGTGGACCCGGTTGTCAAGGGATTGATTAACCGGGGTGACCTGGTTATTCCTTACGGGGAATCGGGATCGAAAAAGACCTATTCCATGATATCCCTGGCGGTGTGTGTCGCAAACGGCAAGAAATGGCTGGACTTTGAGACATATAAAACACGCGTCTTAATCATTGACGAAGAATCCGGCGAGCGGCGATTATCGCGGCGCCTGGCTGAATCCATCCGGGGGGAAGTGTGTGGAGAGGATACCGATCTGCTTTTTGTCTCCCTTGCCAATTTCAAGCTGGATGACGCAAATGACGCGGCAATCCTCCAGGCATTGATTGAAGAATGTC